TGGCAAGGCCAGACCGCAGCGTGTTGCAGGAGTAGTTGCCAGTGAACGCCATCACTGGACCCCGTTATTCTGCGGCAAAGGTGCAACCCGCGCCTGACCACTGCGGTATGCATCGCTGCGCTCAAGACCATCACCAAGACGCTTGGCCAGCATGAGGGCTTCTTTGTACTTTCCATCGTACAGAGACATCATGTCGGCCTCGCCCTTCATGAACGTGTACGCCTCAACCAGAGAGCCATAGAGCAACACCGAGTCAAAGTTGTCACCCAACCATGTTTGCCCGCTGGAAGCCGTTGTGATCGATTCAGGGTAGTAATAGTAGTGAAGCTCGACGCTGTAGATGGCATCAGGAGTTGGCCCCAGAATAAACGACAGCTCGTTGGTGATCTGTGGGTTCATCCCAGATGTCGTGGTCGGGCCAAACAGCGCGTAGTACTTGGGGATGGCCGTGTCCGTCGGGTTTGGGTACGCCTGTCGGATGAAGTTAACATCCTTGTTGAGCAAGTACTCATACGCCCCCGTGGCGTCAATCACAGCCATAGAGTACACCGACAGGAAATCATTGGGGCATGACAGGTACTTGTTGCTGATGTACGTGGAGCCCGTGACGTTCTTTCTTAGGGACGGAAACTGAACCGTGTTGTAGATGCGCTGCTCCGCCTGTTTGACGAAGACGGGAATATTCGCCACGAACTCATCTTCGTAGTTCTGGGTGTAATCCTGAATCGCAGCAGACAACGCGGCGTAGTTCATGCCATCGGACCCCTAGCCATGACGCCCTTGGTGGCGCAGCCCGTGCCACGGATTTTGATACCGCTGGTTTTCATCGGCGGGTAGTCCTGGCTGCGGATGTTGGCCACAGACACGTTGGCCTTGCGCATGGTCGTCTTGGCAGGCTCTTCGCCCACCACAACCGACGGAGCTTTCTTGGGGGATTTGTACTCAGCCATGTCAAGCTCCTTTGCGGCCAGGGGACTTCTGGTTGGCAATCTTGGCCATATTGCGGCCCATCTTGAGCATGTCGCTGTTGGTCTTGCCACCAGCACGCATCTTGGTCATGGGTTTGCCGGGGTGCATGGCCTTCTCGTGTTTATGCACTGCCTTCTTTGCGTCCATCATGATCGACTCCTTATGTCGTTGCAACTGTAACTGTACCAAGATTCACGGTAAGAACCAAGTTGTTTGGTGTCAGCGCCGCATCAAAGAAGCTTGATCCGCCCACCGGGTTCCACCCCCACTGAAAAATCCGACTGCCGCCCGTGGCTGTACCGTCCTCATCTGGGTCCGTGCCGCTGATGTTGGAAATTTGCAGACCGCTGTTGCCGCCCAACCGATATGTGGTGTCTGGCCTCGGGTTGCGCACCGCCTGCGGGTCTTCCACAGGGTACATACCCAATTGAAGCTGCGGGTGGTCGGGGTCAAAACAGGCTGAGCACACCAGCATGTTGACCTGCTTAGTCTTGAGCGTGTACGTCTTCAGCTCCTTGAGCTTGAAGCGAAAGCCGCAGCGATCACACTGCGCAATCGCAAACTTGCCGGACGAAAAACGATTGGGCATCAGAACGCCCCAGCGATGTACTGCCTGCGCGGCACAAACCGAACAGCCGCTTTCTCATGGTCTTCCTGCGACGCCAAGTCCCACGCCTCGTCATACTGCTGTTTGAGGATCGACAGTCGGTCCATCGCACCGGGCACCTTGAGCGCCATGTAGTACGACAGCCCTGCAACCATGCAGGGGATGAACCTGAACGGCACATCCATCACGTTGACGCCGCCCCCAGCGTCCTGCACCCGGCGCATGCGCCAGTACACAAACTGGTACGTGGGGTTGCCCACAGTACCTTGATCTGGCGTTGGCCAGACCGTGATACGCGGGGTGTTGTTGAGGTACGCCGGGGTGCCCACCGTAGGAGTTGTCTGACTCGTGCCGTTCTGGGCCCGAAAGACGCCACCAAGCTGCGTGCTGCTGTTGATCCAGCCGTAGTAGATCGTCTCGGTGCCGATGTTGAGGAAGCCCAGCGTGGGCAGGTTGGCCGTGGACGAAAGCGTCAGGGTCTGGGCCCCCGTGTCCGCGCTCTGGTATGTGAACCCCGTGGGAGAGACTTGCCCGTCCAGCCGCTGCACCCAGAGCTGGATTGGTCGTGCCTGCGTCAGCTTGTTTGGGATCGTCGCGTAGGTGGAGACGCTGATGCGCGTGATGGTCAGGTCGGCCTGATTGGACTGCTGGTTGGGCTGCGTGCGGATCACATGATCGAGCAGGTCCACGGTGTCGTTTGGCAGCGCATAGGTGTTGATGCCCTGGACAAGCGGGATGGTGCCCTGCTCAAACGTCCACATGTTGACGCCACGGTTGGCCCAATCGGCAAACAGCAGGTTCATGGAACGACGGGCTGTCTTAAGATCGTAGCCCGTACGCATCTCCGAGCCCACGCGCTCAAACGCCTCCTCGACGATCTCAGTCAGATCGAGGTTGAAACTGCTTGCGCCGGATGTAGTGGCCATCACCGATACCTTGCTGTCTTCGCCGCCACTTTGGGCGGCTGCTTCACAAACTGTTTCCCAGCCTTCTTGCCTGCCCGCTTGGCACGGGTCGTAGCGGCGTACTCAGCGGGGCTGAGCGCCTTGATCGCATTCTCAGGCAGGTATCGCTCCCCCGTCTTGGACGACGGTTTGCCGGACTTGGTGCGCCACTTTTGCGCACCCCAGTCCTTGAGCGACTGCTGCGGGGGCTTAAGTGCCATCACCGTAGCTCCCAAAAGCCTCAAGGTATTCTACGGCGTTGCGTAGGACTGCTGGACTGTCTTTAAACATTCCCAACGCACGATTGCACTGCCTACACAAAACACCGCGAAATTCTCCGGTATCGTGGTTGTGATCAATTGCGCTGTCTATCAACGTCACCTGCGTTTTACAAATTGCACAGCAACCCTCTTGCCGCTCATACCGATCTACAAGCTGCTCGGGTGTAATACCGCGCCTTGAACACCGTTTTGCTAGCGTCCAAGGGTCTTTTTCTCGGTACTCAGCCACCCTATGTTGGTTGTTCTCTGCCCAGTCTTTATGCCGTTTATAAAGGCAGGTGTTGCAGTGGCTCTTGTACAGGTGCGCCATGTGACCGCCGCGACTGCGAAACGCGGATAACGGCTTTGTCTCGCCGCAATCTGTACAAGTTTTTGCAGCCTCAGTCACGATAGCCACCGCCTGCTGCTTTATACTTTTTTGCTACCAATTGGCTTTTTCTGGCCGACCATTGGCCTGCTCCAGTGCCGTGCGTTGCTGCCGCCTTGACTTGGCTCACGATGCGCTTGCGCAGCTCCGGCTTGGTGTAGTTGCCCGCCGCGTTGACCTTGCCGCCCTCGGCGTACTGCGTGAAGTCCGTGTCGTCACGGCGGGGCTTCTTGACCCCACCGGGCATCTTGGAGGGCATGATGGCGCCCATGCCACGACTCGGTCTCATGTCAGTACACCTTGGCGGCACGAGCGCCGCGAGCTTTACCCCAACCCTTGACGGCGCCGCCTTTTTTGCGGGTTTGCGTTTGCAGCAGCCCGGCACCCGAACGAACAGGCACTCCGGTTTCGCTGCGCACCCCGGGAATGCCTTTGAACATCTCCGCCTGTTCCTCGTCCGTAACAAGGGGTTTTCTTGCCAACCGCCGAGAAAAATCTTTTTCGCTGTTTGGGTCGCTAAGCGGGTAGCTTGGTAGTGGCGACAAATCCACGACCCCACTAGACACAAGCGCACCAAGAGCAGCCAAAGCCGCGAGATCACGCCCCCGACTACGTTTTGCCATGATGGGCTCCTATCAGCAGGTGCGACCACCCATTTTCATGCCCAGCGGTTTGCTGCCGGACATCTTGACCATCGTGCCTTTGGTCTTGCCCTTGGTTGCCAGACCGTCTTTGCTGGGCGCTGCGGTACGAACCGAGCCCATTTTGGCCGTGGTGATACCACCATTGGCCATCTTCTTGGCAGGTGCGCCTTTTTTCTTGGCCATCATTGCCATAAAACCGGGGTTCATTTTGGAAGCCATAGTGTCACCACCTTTTGAAAAAAACTCTTGCTTGCCTTGATTGGTTTTGGGCTTGTTGATTGCCTGCGCATCTGCACGGCTCCCAGACCCAAACCGCTTGCCCTTGTCTGCCTTCATGAACTCCTTGCCGACAGACTGCGGAACTCCTACTCGCTTGGCAGCGGCGGGGTTGTTGGCCACCATCGCCATCAAGTTGTGTTGTGCCTTACTCTTGCTTGGCATCGTCAGCTTTCTTTCTGCGGATCAGCTCCGCAAACGTCTTGCCCGAGACCATCTCAGCGATGCGCATTAGTGTCCAGATCGCACCGATCAGACCAAATACAGGCGTGAAAAGCTGCAAGAACGAGCCAATGGTGGCAACCACCGAAACAATGTCCAGTGCGTTCTTAACGGTGTCGTGATTCTGGCTCATGTCAGCAGTTCCATGCTTTAAGAGACAACGCCTTGCGGGTTGGCTTCCCTTTTTCGTCTTTCATCGGCCCCGGCATCCCGGACATTCTTGCGCAAAAGGAAGCACGGCGTCCTTTGTCTTTTTCTGTCTTGGGGTGAGGGGCTGGCGGCTTGAGCCCAGGCTTGCCTGGGTTGGCCTTGTTGTAGGAGGCTCGCCCCTTGGCGTTGAGTCCGCCCTTGGGGTTCTTGCCTTCCTTGCGAGTCCATGCTGCGGTCTTAGCCATAGAACACCGTTACTTTAGCTGCATTGGGTGCCGTGCCGGGTACAGTGACGTGTATATCCGTCGTAAACAAAATCCCCTGCCCCGGAATGGGTAGTGCAATTGGTTGCGTACCTGTACCAATATTAAATCGCAGACGGATTGTGCCAGAAGCTCCCCCATCCCTGAAAATAATATCGCCCGCCGTTCCGCCCGATATGCACTGATACCCCTTCAACCGGAAACGCCCAGACACTATTGTGCCCGTAGCTTCTATATGAGCGGATAGAACGTCTGTTTGCATCGTCATGATGCGCTCCTATTAAGCGGGGGTGACGGTGGTGGCGTTGGACCCGTACCAAACAGATGCTGCCGTAGCCCCCGAAGCGGTGTAGATCACGCCAGTGGCAATGTCCACAACCGTCTTGCCGGTCACTTTGCCCGTGGTGTTGATAGCGTTTGCGATGGCGCCCAGAGCTGCGGCAGTTGCAGTTGGGAGAATGATGGTCCCGGTGACGGTGCCAGTGACGTTGCCGGTGACGTTGCCAACAACGTTGCCGACAATTGCGCCCTCAAAACCGTTGTCAGACTTTACCGGGCCAGAGAAGGTAGTGCGTGCCATGATTTCCTCACATGCGAGTTAACTGTTGGCGCTCTGTCTGCATGTCGTCAGCCGGGACTGTCAGAAACGCCGGGGACCCCGGGATGGCTCCTTTGTATCATGGCTTTGGCGGGAATGCAAGTGCCTTTATGCGTTACGACACAGGTAAGCGAGACTTAGTTACAGGCAATTTGGTACCCCATAAGCAGGCAAAGAAAAACGGCCCCGAAGGGCCGTTTTTACTAGGGTTTACCCTACAAAATCAGGACGAACCCGACGAACCCCACATACCCAGAGGGTCAGACCAGCCGAAGCTGTAACGCTCACGGGCCTTGTAACGGACGTTGCCGGTGTCGAAGTCGCCGTCCATGCTGTTAGACAGCGGAGTACGGACAAAGTGCTTCATACCGTTAGGTACGTCTGT